GGCATCACCATCACACTACCTGCAAGCCCATCTGCTGGCAACTATGTCATTGTTAAAGACGGGACAGGTGCGGCAGCTACAACAACATTCACAGTCGCTCGTAACGGCTCAAACATTGCTAGTTCTGGTACTGACCTTGTGTTCGATAAGAACTTTGCTCAGATCGTAATGACGTATGTTAACAGCACAATAGGCTGGAGCATTTAATGAGCAATTTATCAGAGTTAGTACCCTCTGGTGGAGGGCAGAACTTAGTTGAGTTTGTAGCCTCTGGCACATTGCCCAATGGTAAGCCAGTGATCTTGAATAGTGATGGGACTGTTTCAATAGTGGATGATCCATTAGGTGTTAAAATACCTACTAGCAGTACACCAGCAACTTGGGGGCCAAGCTATGCAGGTATGCCCTCCATATCAGTAGATCCAAATAATTCAAACAAGATAGTAATAGCCTATGCGGATAGCAATAATAGTTTAAAAGGCACTGCTGTTGTAGGTATAATAACAGGTACAACAGTTGCATTTGGTACGCCTGTTGTATTCTATAGTGGCGGTAGTATGTTATATACAAGCGGTGTTGGCTTTATAAACACTGCCAATAAGTTTATCGTAAGTTGGGGGGCCACTGGTGTAATGAGAGCAGCAGTAGGCACTGTTACAGGTGATGCTATTTCGTTTGGCTCTGCCTCTCTTGTGGGTTCTAGTTATAGAATAGCCCATCATGGTACTGTACTTAGTGGCACAGATAAATATGTAGCTGTCTACAGACATAACAGTAGTAATGATGCTAGAGCACATATATTAACTGCGTCAGGTACATCTATAAGTGTTGCTGGCTACACTGCAGTATCCACTGGATACCCTCTAAGTTTGAATGTATCGTCTAACCAAGATGGAACCAAGTGCCTATTTTCATACAGAGAAGTTAACTCAAGTTCATATGGGCATTGTAGGGTAGCTTCAGTTAGTGGCACTAGCCTCACTATGGGTTCCATTGCTACTTGGTTAAGTGGTACTAGTGCGCAAAATGCAGGCACCTTTATGGATAATGGATCTGTAATCATCACCTATAAAGATAGCACTAACTCAAACTACTGTACAATTAAGGTAGGCACAGTGAGTGGCACAACTATTACATTAGGCACTGCCGTTGTGTTTGCTACTGTTGCATATACAGCAGAAGCCTCAGTAGAAAACTATGGAACTAACTTTGCTATTTTATATAAGAATGGTAATATGAAGCTTAAAACAGGAACTATATCAGGCACAACTCCCACACTTAGTGCTGAGTATGATTTAGGGGACTTTAAATCTAACAATGGGCAGACGAAAGTAGTCTTCAGAAACAATAAGGATGATATGCTTTTACTAGGTACACAAGGGCCAAGCTACAGCCCTGCATATGAAAATGCAGTTTGGTTTGGCTCTTTCTCAACCCCAGTAACAAACCTAACCTCAGCCAACCTCATAGGCATCACATCCGAAGCCACATCATCGGGCGCAACAGCTAAGATAAACACTTGGGGTGGCATCAACGAAGCACAGACAAGCCTCACGATAGCCTCTGACTACTATGCTCAAGATGATGGCACAATCACTACAGCCACAGCAGGCCAGAAGCTAGGCACTGCTATTAGCGCAACCACAATCAACATGAAGGACTTAACATGAGTAATCTAAGTGAGCTACTTCCTGCTGGCGGTGGTGGTAAGAATGTAAACTTTGTTGCTAGTGGTACGCTTCCGAATGGAAAACCAGTTATATTGAACAGTGATGGCACAGCGACTGTTGTTAGTGCTACAGCTTTAGCAGATGCAAAGTATGGCCCATTTCAAGCCACCTCTAATATGGAACAGAATATTACTGTTGTCTCTCTTACTGGAGATAAAGTAGTTGCTATATATAGAGATATTAATAATTCTAATTATATGTATGCAAAGGTGGGTACAGTTACAGGCACTAGCCTAAGCTATGGCTCCGCAGTAGCACACACATCTTCAGCACAGCACCCTGTAGGCAGTATATATGACCCTTCTACGGGTAAGGTTGTAGTTGTCTTTCAAACTGGCAGTCAATTTTGGGTAACTTGGTTGACAGTTAGCGGAACTACAGTCACATGGCAATCAACAGGATCTGCGGTACAATATGATACTTCTGACCCTCAGACGGATGTTACGTTGAGTTATGACCCCACACATAGTGTTATCCTCATAGGGTATGCTGATTCTAATGACCGACTGGCTATAAGGACATATAACTCTGCTACTGGTACGTTAGGTACTAAATTTGCTCCAGTAGGGACTAGCACAAGCGGGGTACGTTTAATTAACTTGGCGTATGATATGAACACAGGTAAACATATATTTTGTTATGACCCTAACTCAACTTCTGCTATTAATTATGTAATAGTATCTGTGTCTGCCAATTCTGGGGGCAACCTCACGGGAACATCTACAGTGCAATTAAACACAGGCACTCTAGCTTCCATAGAGCATAGTCTATTCTCCATGATACAGGACGAGAACACGGGTTGGATGGTTGCCTTTTTTTCTGGTGCCAACTATTATGCAACAGTTAAGGGGTATCTGTTTAGTGCTACAACTGTCACAGCTATTAGTACTGCCACTATAATACACTCGTCTGCATCTTTAAATTATAATGTAGCCTACTACCCTCCCTCAAGGAAGGTGTTTGGTGTTTTCTCATTAGATGGAGGCACCAAGAACTTCTTGGGTAGCTCATTATCGGGTTTTGCAGCCAACACCACAGTTACTTTCACTACACCATTCATAGTAGATAATAACACTAGTAACAGAAACTCGATGGGTAATGGTCATTTCCTAACATATGCTCCTACACCTCAACGGCTAGTCCTAGCAACCGCTGACTTTACTAATAGTTCAGTAGTACAAGGGGACTTATATGTTATACGACCTGCTTACCAAAGCACAAACCTAACATCAACCAACTTCTTAGGCATCACAGACGCTGCAATCACATCAGGTGCATCAGGTAGCGTGACAATCAAAGGTGGCTTGAAGTCTGAGCTATCAAGCCTAACGCCTAACTCTATCTACTATGCACAAGCAAACGGCACAGTGTCAACAGTCACCACAGCACCAGCAGTACGCATAGGCAAAGCCTTATCTTCCACCACCCTTAACTTGGAGTTCAATTCATGAGCAATTTAAGTGAGTTACTTCCAGCAGGGGGAGCAGCTAAAGAGTTTGAAGCAGTAGCTAGTGGTACGCTGCCTAATGGTCAGGCTGTGGCGTTGAAAGCTAATGGACAAGTTGAGGCTGTTGCAATCTCTCCTGCTGGTGCTGGAACTCCAGTTGTTTTTGAAGCCTCAAATACGGGAGGTACAGCCTCTGTTTTTGATACGGCTGCAAATAAAGTTGTTGTGTTTTACACAGATTCTGGAAATTCTAGTTATGGGACAGCTATTGTAGGTGCAGTGAGTGGGACAACAATCTCATTTGGAACTGCTGTGGTTTTTAATAGCGGTGAAGCAACCATGCTATCAGCAACTTTTGACTCTAGTGCTAATAAGTCTATAGTTGCTTATAGAGATGGAGTAGCCTCAAATCACGGGAAAGCTATTGTAGGTACAGTGAGCGGAACTAGTATATCATTTGGTGCTGAGGCATCCTTTAATGCTGGATCTACCACTAATATAGGGATTGGGTTTGACTCAACTGCAAACAAGGCAGTGGTAGCGTTCAGAGATGATGGTAACTCAGATTACGGAACAGCAGTTGTTGGGACAGTGAGTGGTACAAGTATTTCTTTTGGTTCAGAAGCTACTTTTCAAACTAACCAGACAAGTCTCCACTCTGTAGTTTATGATTCTGTTGCGAATAAAACAGTTATTTTATACAAACACGATGGCGGTTCTAGTTATGGAAAGGCAACTGTATGTACAGTGAGCGGAACTAGTATATCATTTGGAACTGCTGTGACTTTTAAGAGTGCCAACACTGAAGGTGTTAGTGCAGTTTTTGACTCAAGTGCTAATAAAGTGGTAATTCCCTATACAATTAGTGGCGCAGGTAAGGCTGTAGTGGGTACCGTTTCAGGAACTAGCATATCATTTGGTTCGGAAGCAACATTCTCTAGCACTGGCTCAAGTAATGTATCTTGTGTTTTTGATTCAAGCGCCAATAAAACCGTAGTAGGCTACACCGAAGCGGTAAGCACGTTTGACGGCTTTACTGTTTTAGGGACGGTATCTGGAACTAGCATATCGTTTAATACTGCTGTTAATTTTACAGGAGCGGCAACTTACGCAGGCACTTCTACTGTTTATGACTCAACTGCTAATAAGATAGTTTTTTCTTACAACAATAACTCAAATTCAAGCTATGGAACGTCAGTAGTATATGCAGTTGCTTCTTCCTCAAACAACGCATCATTCGTAGGCTTTGCTTCAGAAGCAATCTCATCAGGAGCCACAGGTG